ATATTGCTGTTGGTATTGGTAATGTTAATATTACAGCTAACTCTATAGTTCAAATAGCTGACCCTGATCCTATTTTATTAAAATCAGGAACTCCTGTTGTTTCAGGAGATGCCAATCTTACAGTTAATGGTAATGCTTTAGGACTAGGATCTGGAACAGTAGTAGTGACAGGAGATGCAGTTGTATCTATTACTGGAAATACCTTGAATTTAACGACAACATCGGTTACAATAACTGGTGACGCAAATATAAGTCCTACAGGTTCTTCAATTGTAGTAAAAACAGGAGTCGGTAGTGCAATAACATGGAGTAACATAAATCCAAATACTAATAGTGTTTGGAAAGAAATAATACCGTATTAATTATGCCATCATCATATTCATCAGATTTAAAATTAGAAATAATGACTACCGGCGAAAAAGCTGGTCAGTGGGGAACAATTACAAATACAAATTTAAATATACTAGCTCAGGCTTCAAGTGGAGTCTTAAGTAAAACTATGGTAACATCAGCTCCATATGATACAGCTCTAGCTGTTTCTGATGGTGCAACATCAGAAGGAAAAAATTTATACATTAAACTTGCAGGTACGTTAGGTGCAAATAGCACTGTAACTATGGCTGCAGCAGGAGCTAGAGTTTTTATATTAGAAGACACAACCAATAGAACTACAGCTGAATTTACAATAAATGTTTTGACAAGTGGTAGCGGAACTAGTGTTCCTTTAGCACCAGGATCTACTTCTTTATTTTATTCAGACGGAACTAATACAACATTAGGTGCTATCCTTCAAAAAGGAACAATTACTATTAATTCAGCTTCTACTACTGCATATACTGCAGTTAATGGAGATCAAGTTTTAGTTTCAACTACTAGTAACGCAGTAACTATCACACTACCTGCTTCACCTTCAACAGGTGATGAAGTAACTGTTATGGATATTTCTGCAACTGGAGGTTTTGCTTCTAATAATGTTACAGTAAATAGAAACAGTCAACCTATTCAAGGGGCAGCAAGTAATTTTACAATGAATGTAAATAATCAATCTATTACTTTTATGTATACAGATGCCACTAAAGGTTGGTTATTAAAATCAACGAATCAATAGGAGCTAGATAATGGCTCTGACAACCATTAAAATATTTCCCGGTGTAGATAAACAAGACACAAATGTCGGCGCTCAAGCTCGTTGGACAGATTCAGATAATGCTAGATTTAGATACGGAACTCCTGAAAAAGTAGGAGGTTGGTCTTCTCTATTAACTGATACTTTAGTAGGTGCAGCAAGAAAATTATTTGCTTTTGTAGATCTTGAAGGAAATAGGTATACTGCATTAGGAACGGATAAATTTTTACTTATATACTTTGAGGGTCAAATTTATGATATTACTCCTTATCGATCAGATGATAATGGAGTTGTTGTTACCTTTTCTGGAGCTACGCTAGCTACAAATAGTACGAGTGCTAAAACTTGTACAATAACTACAAGTGGTGTTCATAGTTTAGAGGTAGGAGATATTATTCAATTAGATGCTGTAACTTTACCAAGTGGTACAGGATTAAATGCTTCTGATTTTGAAGATAAACTATTTCAAGTTTTGACTATTCCTACTACAACAACTTTTACTATTGATTCTTTAAATCAAGCTACTGGTGTTGTTTCAACAGGTGGTTCTATGACAGTTAAACCTTATGAAAGAATTGGTCCAGTTGAGCAGACTTATGGTTATGGTTGGGGTGTACCTCAATATGGAGGAACTGTAAGTAGTGGTTCACAAACAGGATGGGGAATTGCTGCCTCTGCTTCTTCAGTTACTTTAGAACCTGGGTTATGGTCATTTAGTAATTTTGGACAAGTATTAATAGCAACTATTTTAAATGGTAAAACTTTTACTTGGGATACGTCAGTTGGAGCAAGCACTGCATTTACAACTCGAGCTTCTACTACAACAACTAATTTTGTAACTGCTTTAGTAGCCGGAACTGATTTAGGTAATCCTACAGCATCTAGAATAACTTTAATATCTCCTACTACTAGACACATTATTCATTGTGGAACTGAAACTACTATTGGAGATGATAGTACTCAAGATGATATGTTTATTAGATTTTCTACTCAAGAAGGATTAAATGAATACACACCTACTGCAATTAACACAGCAGGATCACAAAGACTTCAAGATGGTACAAAAATTATGGGTGCTATTAAAGGTAAAGAAAATATTTTAATATGGACAGATAATGCATTGTATACAATGAAATTTGTAGGTGCGCCTTTTACATTTGGCTTTGAACAGGTTGGTACTAACTGTGGATTAATAGGACAGAATGCTTGTTGTGAAATTGATGGTGTTGCATATTGGATGTCTAACAATGGTTTTTTTGCATTTGATGGTACAGTAAACTCACTACCATGTTCAGTTGAAGATTATGTTTATGATGATTTTGATACTACCAAAGGTCAACAAGTGTGTGCTGGAATAAACAACTTATTTACTGAAGTAGTGTGGTATTACCCTAGCTCTGGATCTAGTTTTAATAATCGATATGTCGTTTTTAATTATGGAGAGTCTGGTGAATTACCTATGGGTAATTGGTATACAGGTGTTAATACAAACTCAATTAGAACTACTTGGCTTGATTCGTTAGTGTATCCTAAACCATTTGCAACAGCTTATACAAGCTCTGCTACAGGAAGTTTTCCTCAAGTTATTGGTGAAACAGGGTTAGGTTCTACTACATTATTTCAACACGAAACAGGGACCGATCAAGTTAATGCTGATGGAACCACTACTATTTTAACTTCTTTTATTGAGTCCTATAGTTTTGCACTTCAACAAGATGCACCCGAACAATTTTTATCTATGCGTAGATTTTTACCTAACTTTAAGGCAATAACAGGTAATGCTAAAATAACTATATCAGTTAAGAATTTTCCTTCTCAGACAAGTGCAGCAACAGCCTTAAGTCCGTTTACAGTAGATGCTAGTACTACTAAAAAAGATACACGTGCAAGAGGAAGATATGCTAGTCTTAAAGTAGAAAATGATGGAGCAGGAGAATCATGGAGATTTGGTCCTTTTCAAGTTGATGTACAACCAGACGGGAGAAGATAATGTCAGCAGGCATACTAGATTTAATAAACCTATACAGAGGTGAGACTATTAACTTAAATCCTTTTAGAACAAGATCTTCTGCTGATATGAATCCAGGGGGAAAAATAAAAGTAGGTAAGTATGCTACAACTTCTGCAAATGAAGCAATAAACTATGCTTCTAAAAAATTTCCCAATAAAATAATGAAAACAAAAGTTAGCCCGACAGATTTTAAAATAGGTCAAAGAGTATTTAATGAAGTTACATCAGATTTTTCAGATAGACCTAACATAATAAAAAAAGTTTCTGGTGCCACTAAAAATTTTACAAGAGATAGAAGTGGTCAATTAGGCTATAATATTTTATCTAAAAAAAATAAAGGTAAATTAGAAGTAGATGTTTTAAAAACTTTGGTATCTAATGCAAAAGCTTTAAGTCCATTAGCAATGAAAGGATTAACATACTTAGCTAGTCTACCTGCTGCAACAGCAATGATGATTTTATCTCCTACAAAAATGGGTAATGGAGAATTGGATTTAGGTGAAGCAAATATGAAACTAGAAGGTTTTGCAAAATTAAATGAAGGTAGTACTAACGTAGATAAAACACTGTCTACAGAAATAGGAGATATGTAATGACAAAAGTAGTAGTAAGGTTACCAGAACCAAAAAAGAAATATACAGAAGATAATCAAAGACAAATTAACAGAGCATTAACTTCTGTTATAGAACAACTAAATTCAACATTTTTAAGAGATTTAAAAGAAGATCAAGAACGATTTACTTGGTTTGGATTAGGGTAAATGGCAAATATATATAAAAATTCAAAAAAAGATTTAACTACTAATACAGTTACAACTTTATATACAGTACCTTCAAACTCTAGAGCTATTGTAAAATCATTATTAGTTAGTGATGATAGTGGTAGCGGTAGTACTTTAACGGTAGATTTATTTAATGGAAACCCAGCTTCAGCTAGTAAATTTACTTTATTTAAAACAAAAGCTGTTTCAAGCAATGAGACATTACAATTTATAACAGAACCTTTGGTAATGGAAGAAAATGAAGTGTTGCAAGTAACAGCAGCAGATGCTGATAGATTGTTTGTAGTAGCGTCTATATTAGAAATCAACAGAGAGGATACATAATGTCATTTGTAGAACAAGAAGAAGAAGTAATTAATGATAAAGGAGTGCCTTTTATTAAGCCTAAAGTAGAGGTTCTTTTGAAAAACAAGGTAACAGGCAAAGAATATAACTCAGATGCAGAAGCTTTAACGGATCTTCAAGACCCCAACACTGACACTAAGCCAGGGGATATAACACGAAGTGTTAAGATCAATGTTAAATTACCTCCATTTGGTGCAAAGACTAACTTGTAATAGGAGTAAAATTAGTATAAATTATATAATTCAGGTAAATACACCTGCCTTATTTTAAACACATATGTCAATAACAAGAGCGCAAATGAATAGACAACTATATGCAAATGGCGGGATAATGACCGTTGCACCCAGAGAGAAATTTGGACTAGGTAGTTCACTTAAAAGATTCGTAAGAAAAATAATTCCCAATGAAATATCTGCTATCGCAGTTAAAGCCGCACCTTTTGTAGCGCCGTTTAACCCGGCTCTTGCAGCAGGTATGGCTGGTATCGGTGGCTTTGATCAAACAGGCAGAATAGGTTCCTCATTAAAATCTGCTGCCTTAACTTATGGTGGTGGTCAAGCTGCAAGATACGCAGGCGGTGCAGGATTTCAAGGGAACCCTTTTACAGATGGTGGAGCATTTAGAGGAGGCCTTGAAGGATTTAAAGGAGGCTTTAGTTCTCCGTTTGGAAATAAAACAGGTTTTGGAAAAATGTTAAGCGGAGCAGAAGATGTTGCTGCTATCGAAGGAGTAGGTACAGAACCTCAAAATATAGAGGGATTTTTAAATCAAGATGCAGCTAAAAAAATAGGACTAGAATCTGAAAGACTTGCTGACTTAGCTAATCAAGAATTTATTAAAAATACAACTTCTCAAGCTTCAGATGGTATTTTTAAAAATTACTTTAACGTATTAAAATCAGGTGACATGAGTGCTATAGGTAATGCAACTATGGACATGGGTGGTAAAGCACTTAAAGCAGTATTTACTAAAGAAAATGCCGCAGGAAATATAGTATTAGATAAGACTGCATTACTTGCAGCCATTGTCGCTGTTCCAAGTTACTTAGAAGCAAAAGCTTTAGCTGATGAAGCAGGGCTCACGGACGAGGAATTTAATGAAGATTTATACAATTCAGAAAAAGCAGTTTACATGTCTAAGTATCAAGAGAACTTACCTTATGAAAGTTTTGGTATTACTGCAGCTAAGAATGGTGGACGAATAGGATTTAGAAGTGGCGGCATAATGAAAGCAAAACGTGGATTGGTAGATGAACCTGGTGGTTATGCAGGAGAAGAAATGAATTTTTACGCAGCGCCTCTTAATAATAGAATTGAAGGTTTTAATAAACAAATGGTAGATGAATATCTAAAAGGAAATTATCCAGAATATGAAGGTGAAAAAGTAAGTGATTATTATAACAGACCTAATTTTACTGATGTATCTGCAGTGCTTAAAATTATTGAAATGGGTGGTGACTTTGATGATGTTAGAGAAACATTAA